TATCAACACCCCTTTTCTTTTAATTTTATCAGAAAAGGGGCGTGTTCACAATTTATTTACTCATGCGTTTGTCATGTGAAAGACCTGGGCATTGTTATGACCCAGACGGCTCTTGACAGCTATGCTATGGCAAATGGCTTCGGAAAGACTACAGCAAAGATGTCGGAAATGGAAAAGGTTGCCCTGCGGTATAAGTTTGTACAGGATCAGCTGACAACGGCAGCAGGTGACTTCTCCAGGACATCCACTGGCTGGGCGAACCAGGTCCGTATCTTACAGCTGCAGTTTGACAGCTTAAAGGCAACCATAGGACAGGGGCTTATAGCTGCATTATCCCCGGTCATCCAGGTGATCAACGCAGTCATTGGTAAAATACTCAGCCTGGCGAATGCATTTAAAGCTTTTTTTGCCTTGATGTCTGGTGGTAAAGATTCAGGAGCATCCGCAACTGCAGCTGGTATGGAAGCTGTAGCTGTCGCAGCAGATAAAGCTGGAACGGCTGCTTCCGGTGCTGGGAATGCTGCAAAGAAAGCTGCTAAGGATATCAAAACGGCTACCACTGGTATTGATGAGCTTAATATCTTAAACCCGGATAGTGGTTCAGATAGCGGAAGCGGATCTGGCGGTAGTGGAGCAGGCGGCTACAATGCAGATGACTTTGATATGGGAACACTTCCGGAACAGGAAGATATAGTCAGTGGTAAGCTGCGGAAGATAGCTGACCTGCTGAACCAGTTAAAAGATTCTTTTACAAGTGGTTTTTGGGATGCTTTTGGCGACACATCTGTATTTGATTCGATCCAAAGCAGCATCCAGTCCATAAAAGACAGCCTTGGGAATATTTTTACTGATTCTGATGTGCAGACAGCGGCTTTAGGTTTTGCCAATACACTGGCCCAGTCCTTAGGACAAGTTACAGGTTCTGTAGCAAGTATCGGTGCAACGATCGCAGATAACCTTCTGGGCGGTATTAGCAGGTACCTGGAACAGAATAAAGGCCGCATTAAAGACTATCTGGTCCAGATGTTTAATATTGGCGGTGAGATTGCGACATTAGTTGGAAATTTCACAAGTTCCATTGCAGGGATCTTTACTGTATTTCGCAGTGACTCAGCGAAACAGATCACAGCTGATATAATAGGTATTTTCAGTAGTTCCTTTATGGGAATTACAAAATTAGGCAGTAAATTTGTCCGGGATCTGATCCAGGTTATAACAAAGCCTATAACCGATAATGCTGGTCAGATCAAAGAACGGATACAGGGGCTATTAGACGAACTGCAGCCTATATTTGATAAGCTGAAAGAATTAATTGATAAGATATGGGATGGCCTGAATACAGCTTATGATACTGTTGCAAAGCCAGTATTTGATGCATTTACAGAAGCGATATCCTCAGTTGTGGACTGGATAACAGAAACTCAGACACGCTTTGACGGAGCTATTGGAGTTGTTGCTGCTTTCTTTGGGGCATGGGAAGTTGTAAAACTTGGTGAATTCATCATTAATGCTGGTGGCGTCGTATCAATGCTTTCTGGAATGGTAGCTGGTTTTGTAGCAAATGCGGCTGCTATTGCAACACATACAGCAGCGCTTATAGCAGATAAGCTGGAGACAGCCGCTATTGTTGCTATGTATGCCAAAGATTTTGTAGTAAACCTGGCGCAAGGGACAGCGGCACTGGTGCAGCAGGCGGCCCAGTTTGTTATCAATACAGCAGCAAAGATAGCAGATACCGCAGCTCAGATTGCCATGACTGCAGCTACAGTGGCTTGGAATGCTGTATGTGCGATCGCAACGACGGTTACAACTGCGTTAGGAGCTGCTATTGCATTCCTTACCAGTCCGATCGGTTTTGTTATCATTGCTATAACAGCGCTGATTACGGCTGGAGTTCTTCTGTATCAGCATTGGGATGAAGTCAAAAAGTTTGCAGCCGAAGCCTGGGAAGCAATTAAAAAGACAATAAATAATGCCATCGATGCGGTTAAGGTGTTCATATCCAGTACGCTTGAACTGATAAAAACAGCCTGGGAAACTAAGTGGAACCAGATCAAGGCATTTGCATCTAACCTATGGAATGCAATCAAAGCTCTTGCGACATCCATTTTTGAAGCAATCAGAGACAAGCTTTCCGAAATCTGGGACAGTGTAAAAAGGACCATTGAAGAAAAATGGAACGCTATCAAGGATTGGTTTGAAGATATCTGGAAAAAGATCAAAGAAGTGTTTAAACCGGATGCAATGATCGAGGTCGGAAAGAGCATCATGAACAAACTCTGGGACGGTTTAAAATCCGTCTGGGGTTCCATTGCCGGATGGCTGCAGGGCTGTGCTGATTTTGTTGGTGGTGTCTGGGATGGCATTGTGGAAGGTGCGAAGAGTATTTTCAAGAGTGCTAAAGAAGATGCAGAAGATGATGAGGCAGATGACAGTGATGACTGGGATTATGGCACCAATTCGCCGGTATCTGGTCATGCTTCCGGTGGTTTCCCTAAATCTGGTCAGATGTTCGTAGCCCGTGAGGACGGTATCCCTGAAATGGTTGGAAGCTGGGGCGGCCGTGCTGCTGTTGCCAATAACCAGCAGATCACCCAGGGCATTACCCAGGCAGTCCAGAACGGCATACGTTCCTGTATGGCTCCGCTTGTATCCATGATGTCAAGCGTAGCAGGTAACGCAGCACCACCGCTGGCAGTAACAGGCCGTGCAGCTGTTTATGAAAATAATGATGACAGGCTTATGAACCTGGTAAGCCGTGCTGTGGCATTATCACAGAATGGTACCGGTATGGATGATTCACGTATCGCGCGCATCCAGGAACTCTTAGAGCGCATTGTGGATCTGATCGAGGCCATGGACCTGACAGTGAGCATTGATATCCGGGATGTAAAGAAGAAACTGACGGAACTGGAGAAGAGAAGCGGTTACACGTTAAGGACAACGTAAGGAGGCGGTAACAAATGGCAGTAATAACGATCAATGGCCGGGAGTTCCCGGCTCCTGATGTAGGTGGTAATCTTGTGGTCGCAACCAATGTCAGCTCCGGAAAAAACGCAAATGGCGAATTTGTTGGACAGAAGGTTGGCAGGGATCAGTATAAATTCGATGCATTGCAGTGGAAATTCCTGGACGCAGCTACCTGGTCAGCTATGTTGCAGGAATTTGACAAATTTGTAGTGACCGCCCGGATCCCGGATATGGTAAACAATCGTTTCCAGACGATCCGCATGTATCCGGGAAACCGTACAGCCACGCCGGTCGAATTTAATGGATCAGGGCTTCCTACAAAGTACCGGGACTGTAAGGTCAACATCATAGACTGCGGGGTGATAGAATAATGCAAGCTGTAAGCAATGCATATAAACAGGAAATGAAAAAGCAGTATCGTGATCATTCCTATATGCGCGTCAGTATTGGCCTGATCAATCAGGAGGCCCAGGCATCTGCTTATATACCTGACCAGGAGAAATATGCTTATTATAGCAATCTGACCTGGCCACTCAACAACTATGAGGTTTCGGAACTGTATGAAACCTGTGACCAGGATTACAGTACCGTAGATGGGAGTATGTATTTTTTGCCAAGGGAACGTCAGGATGCAGTCCTTAACCAGGGGATCGTTACAGATGATCTTTTAGGTGAGGTTGAGATCTGTTTTCCGGTACAGCACGATATAAAAGGTCTCACAGTAGAATTTGGCAAAGCGTATCCTGTGGATTTTTCCATTGTATCAGATGAACATACGGTTGAGATCACAGGGAATGATACAGGGCATTTTGTGACGGAAGAGATCTTTCCTGGTGCAACATTTCTCCGGTTTGTGCCAAAGGATATGGTCAATGGGCAAAGCCGGCTGCGGATCCACCGTATCACGATGGGGATCGGTATCTACTTTGATAACCAGAAGATATTGTCAGCCACAAAGAAAGAGCGGATCAGTCCTGTTATGGAAGATCTGCCATCCATTGATCTGAACATAACCATTGATAATAAAAACCGTGCATATGACATTGAAAATGAAGAGAGTACGGTAAATTTCCTGGAAAATGGCCAGGAGATCAATGTAATTTACGGTCAGGAGTTGGATGATGGAAATGTGGAGTGGATGCCCGGTACCACGGTATATCTGCGGGAATGGTCTGCAGATGATGAAGAAATGAGTTTTACTGCTACGGATCGTTTTGATGGCATGGATGGAACTTACCGCCGCGGAAAATATTATCCTGATGGAATAAGCCTGTATGATCTTGCAGTTGATGTCTTTGGCGATGCCGGAATAGACAGCCGTACCTATTGGCTTGATAATTATCTAAAAGATGTTATGGTTTATAATCCAATGCCAGTAGTATCCCATAAAGAAGCACTGCAGCTGATCGCAAATGCCGGACGCTGTATCCTTTACCAGGATCGGAACGGAAATATATTTATGAAGTCCAGTTTTATACCGGACATGCAGGCAAGTTCAGCAAATGAAACTTACTTTTCTAATACGGCTTCAGTACTGGATGCAACAGAAAAAAGCACTTATGCCACACCGGAAAAGGATCACACAGAAGCATCAGCTGTACAGTTCTTTTTGCCATATCAGGATAAAAACTATCTGGATGTGGGATATGTATCGGAAGCAGTAGCTGATGAAGATGGGACATTTACAGAAGATCCATTGGTGACTATCGTTCTGGAAGCGCGGTACAAGTGCTTTGGCCTTACATTGGAATTTGGAGGTAATCATCCGTCTGGTATGGTATTCCGTTCCTATTTGGGAGAGGAACTGGTGGAAGAGTATAAAATATCTTCTCTTTCTGAAGTTACTGTGGTCAATCATGAATTCCCGGAATTTGATAAGCTGCAGATTGAATTTTCAAAGGGAGTACCGTTTAACAGGGTAAACCTGAAACAGATCACATTTGGGGACAGTACTGATTATGAACTGTCTTACGGCAAGGAGCTTACTAAGACGCCAAAGGGTACACAGTTATCAAGAGTCAGAGAGTTGCAGATGACCAGGACAATTTATGCATCAGGGACTGAAAAGAGACAATTAGTCAGGGAGGCTGTCCCGGCAGACGAAACCAGGCATACGTTTTATCTTAATGCAGCGGCTTATGATTATGAAATAGATGCAGCTGGTGGCACAAATGTCCAGATCATTGATAGCAGTGCATATTACGTTACGGTAGAGGTTGCCGGTGGAGCAGATACGGAAGTGACCATAAATGGATATGAATACAATGTAACACAGGCGCTTGTGACCAGACAGTTAAATCCCACAGGGACTGTTGAAACGTGGGAAAATCCGCTTGTATCTACGTTAAAGCATGCGTCAGATCTTGCTGAATGGATAGGAGATTATCTGCGTTCCGACCGGGAATATGATCTGGAATATCGTGGAGAGCCGCGTATTGATGCAAATGATATTGCATTCCTGGAAAATAAGTACGTTCCAGATCTGCTGCTGCGGATATATGAACATACATTGAAGTTTAATGGGGCATTGTCCGGCACCCTAAAGGCAAGGAGGGATATGAGCAATGTGGCAACAGCCAAAAACAGACTGGCAGGCCAGTGATTATTTTAATATCAAGGATTATAACCGCATAAAAGGAAATCTGAATGAGATCCGGCGTCAGGCGCTTATCCTGTGGCCGGATTTTACGTTTGAAGATATGGGAGGGGATAAAGCCTATACGGATTATGGCTTTTATGCAGATGAGATCAACCGGTTTGAAGCCAATGTGGAACATATCTGTGTAGGTGTGTTCCCTTTTAAGGTAGGTGAACGGAAGACGTTTTACGAGAACCAGCTTTTTATTGACTGGAAGGAACTGAACCGTATCGAAGAGGCCTGCAGACTGATGTACAGTAATATCCAGAGCCGGATCACAGGGAGGCGTAAGCTTGCATTTACCCTAAACGGAGGAGAGATATGTTAAAAACGGATTATAAAGATGCCATGTATGATGGCGCACGGAAATATAAGATCACATCGAATGCCGATGGGACTTCCGGTATTACAGATGAAACAGTCTATACGCAGGAAGGGGATCCCTTTGGAGCAAACGATATCAATTCCACAAACAAAGCTATCAACCGTATAAATGGTGAACCTGCTAATGTCACTCTTACAGCAAGCGGCTGGACGGGCGATGCAGCCCCATATAGCCAGACAGTTGAGGTAGAAGGTGTTACAGCAGAAGATAATCCCATCTTTGTAAGTCTGCTGGAAGATGGGGCTCCTGCAGAAACCCAGAAGGCATATATGAAAGCTTTTGGTATCATCGCTTCTGGTACGGGGACAACGGCAGCCGGCAGCGTGACTTTTAAGGTTTACAAAAAGCCGGAAACTGACATTATGATCGGGCTAAAAGGAGTGTAACAATGGGAAGAATATTAATGACTGGCGGAGGTGGCGGTGCCGATTTAGATGTGATCACAGCTGAAGTAGATGATATCTTATCTGGGAAAGTGATCGTAGATAAGGATGGCAATCCTTTAACAGGTACACTAACCCTCAGTGGTGATGCCGGAGCCGGTGATGTGTTATCAGGCAAAACTTTCTATACCACCAATCCCAAAAGCAAGCAGACCGGCACCATGGGTACGATGGGCGGTGGAACTTATACGCCTAAGGCAGCTCAGCAGACCGTATCGTGTAGCGGCAAGAAAATGACCGGTAATATCGTTATCAAAGGTGATGGAAATCTGGTTGCTGGAAATATAAGAAAAGGGAAGTCAGTTTTTGGAGTATCAGGTAATGTTAATGCATATCGTAGTGGTTTTAAACAGATTAATTCAAATGGCAGTGGATACATTACTATATCGCCAGGTTTTTACATTACAGCTTGGGTTTTAATGAAAGTTGGTGATGCTAATAACGTTTCCATAACGGTTCCTTGGAACGCGAAAGACACTATTGTTTTACCAGGTTGTCCTGCATATACGGTGAGTAGAAGTGGAAATAGCATTACGATAAAGGTATATAGTGCTAATGCACAGTACAATTGCTATTACACTGGATATGATAATTAAATTCAGATAAAAAGAGGTGATGAAAATGAAAGCATTAGTAATTTATGATGCAACCGGAAAAATATGGTCAATTTTTTATGGAGAAGACCAGGTTCCACAGGG